AGACCCCCGTAACCTTGTGCCGCCTTGTGCGTTCATTGACGCGCCTAGTTTTGTGGTTTACGGCGGCGGCGGCAACATAGTCCAACTGACCTACACGGTTCGGCTAATCACCCTTGGCCCGGGCAACCTTGACGCGCAACGAAACCTAATGCACCTAGCCAGTTTGGTAGTAGGTAAAAACGTTGCCGTAACCGCTGGCCGCCCTACTATTGCTGTTATCGGTGGGGCCGAAATGCCCGCTTATGATTTAACTATAGAAATGCAAGCCCAAACCAGTTAGGAAACCAAATGCCTTACAAAATTATTAGCCCACGCTTAGGCGAACCTGGCACAGAATACGACGCCGAAGGTGCAGCCGCCAACGGCATAAATGTAGCGGCCCTAGTCGAAGGCGGATTTTTAGAACAATCCACAAATGAAACCGCAAAACCTGCTAAAACTAATAGCAAGAACACACCAAAGGACTAACCACTATGGCAACCAGCACCTACCTAAGCAACCCAAACGTAACCGTGAACTCAGTTTCGCTGCAAGATCAGTGCCAAGGCTTAGTCTTTACGCGCACTATTGAGGCATTGGAAAGTACCGCGTTCGGCACCACGTCACGCAGTTACACTGCAGGCCTCGAAAACTCTACGCTGCAACTTGATTTGTACGCGTCGTTTGCTACCAGCGAAACTTACGCAACGCTTAAAGCATTGGTAGGAACTACTACAACTGTTTCGTGGTCACCGTCAGCAACCAGCCCCGGTACCGCTACCAACCCAACCATGACCCTTACAGGCGCATACTTGGAAGCCATCCCTTACACAATGGCACTAGGCGCATTGGGTACCGTAAGCGTTACCTTTACAGGCGGCGTTTACTCAGTAGTCGAAGTTTAATTAAAGCCGGCAACGGCCCGACACAAAGGCAGGCACAATGCAATTAACACTTAAAGCAACGTTTAACGACGGCACCACAAACACAGTTACCACTAACCTAAGTACCGTGGTTGCGTGGGAACGCAAGTACAGGCGCAAGGCGTCAGAAATGGCGCAAGGCGTAGGCGTTGAGGATTTGGCTTACCTTTGCTACGAAGCAACACGCGCTACAGGTACCACGGTACCGGGCAACCTTGACCAGTTCATTAGTTCGCTGGCGTCTATTGAGGTAGTCGAGGCCGCTGACCCAAAAGCCTAAACGGCACGGTGCGCCGCGCACTTGCCGAAATCTTAGTAGCAACAGGTTTTTGGCCTAGTGAACTATCATTCGAGTTAGACGATATGAACGCCACCATTGAGATACTGAACAAGCAACGCGGCGGTAGGTAATGGTTGCGCGCGCGGCTATCCCCGAAATCTACGGTATTAAAGAGGCGCTAAAAGAGTTAAACGATTTTGATAACAAGTACCGCCGAGAAGTAACTAAACAGATCGGCGGCGCTGGCCAGCAGATCGTTAGCGAAGCGCGTAGCATGGTAGCCCATTTTGATAACAGCAAACAAAACGGGGCGCCACTGTCGGGCATGGTTCGCGGCAACTTAATTAAAGGCCGTAATACCAGTTGGAAAACAGATCAGGTACAAAAAGGTTTTAAGGTAAAAGTAGGTGTACGGGCCAGCAAGGAACGCTACGTAAACTTTAACCGTAGTGATGATTTAGGCAACCGCTATACGACGCAGGTAGTTTACGGTTCTAAGCCCTACCAACTTATGGTTATCCAACAGGCTGACGCGGCAGGCGCAATCTATGACCATGCCGGGGCACAAACTCAGGGCACGTTTGTAACAAACCTCGACGTAGAAGTAGGCGGCCAGCCCCGCGCTGTAGATATTGCGGTAGAAAATAACCGCGAGGCAGTCACCGAAAAGGTTATGCAAATCGTAGATACTGTTATGGAAAAGACGAACCGAAAACTGGTAACACGCCATGGCAATTAACATACCGATTATAAGCAGCCTCGAAGGCAAAGGGTTTCAGCAAGCAATTACCCAACTAAAGGCGCTGGAAACCACGTCACAAAAAGCGGGCTATATAGCAGGTAAAGCGTTTCTGCCAGCGGTTGCCGCTATGGGCGCGCTTACTGTTGCTGCCGGGTACAGCATTAAAGCCGCCGTAGAGGACAGCGCAGCGCAAGCGATATTAGCCAAAACCTTACAAAATGTTACTAGCGCAACCGACAGCCAAATAGCCGCAATCGAGAAACAAATATCGGTAATGTCGCTGGCTACTGGCGTTGCTGATGATGAACTACGCCCCGCGTTTGCGTCACTGGTTCGCGTAACCCAAGACGTAACGGCAGCAACCGACGGCCTTAAACTGGCTATGGATATTTCAGCCGGCACGGGCAAGGATTTAGGTTCGGTCAGTGACGCGCTAGCAAAAGCGTACGGCGGCAACTATAAAGCGTTGGGCCTGCTGTCGCCTGAACTAAAGAAAATGATAAAAGACGGTGCCAGCCTTGATGAAGTTATGGCTGCTATGGCTAAAACGTTTGGTGGTCAAGCCGCTGTTGCAGCAGGTACCGCGCAAGGGCAATTTAAGCGCCTTAACGTGGCATTAGACGAAGCCAAGGAAAGTATAGGTATGGCGTTATTGCCTGCTGTTATGGCCGTGCTGCCGTACCTGATCGAGTTTGGTAATTGGGCTGCAGATCACACCGGCACACTGTTAGCAGTTGCTACCACTATTGCCGCAATATCTACCGCGCTAATAGGATTTAAGGCCGCGCAAGTTATCGCTAACGCGGTAACAATAGTAACTACCGCGCTGAACTGGTCACTGGCTGCTAGCGCTGCCGCTGCCAACACGGCCCTAACCTTGGGCGTAGGTGCTGCCGCTATTGCTGCCGGGCTAGTAGTTGCTGCTGGCGCGTTTATGGTTTACAAAAACGCCACCAAATCAGCCGTGGAAGGTAATCGCACGTTTGGCGGTTCGCTAACGCCACTGCCCCCGGCTATTGAGGAAGTAGACACTGCTATAGGCGGGGTATCCGATAAGGCTAAGAAAATGGCCGAACGCGTTAAAGAGGCTAGCGACGCACTTAAAACGTATTTGGCTGACGCACTAGCCAACGCGCAAACCCAGTTAGCCGAAGCGCAAGAGGCGTTTAGCGATTTCGCTACGAACGTCAGCGACGGCATTAAAGACGCGTTTAGTTTCCAAGACGCTAAAGACGCAGGCGACGAAACAGGGTCAGGGTTTCTACAGGGTTTACGCGATCAGGTAGCAGGTATTGTTAAGTACGGCCAAGACGTCAAAACGCTGTTGCAGTTGGGCCTATCCCAAGACGCATTAAAGGCCGTACTCGACGCAGGCGGCGAAAGTGGCGCGGCTATTGCAGCCGAACTTATTAAGGGCGGTGCTACAGCAATCCAAGAAACTAACGCCCTAGTGATGGCAGCCGAACAGGCCGCGTTTACTATCGGTCAGTCAGCCGCTAGCCAATGGTATGGTGCCGGCGTTTCTAACGCACAGTCATATTTGCAGGGCGTCGAAGCCGCGTTTGCTGCAGCCCAAGCCAAGTTGGGGCAAAAAGGTATTAAGTTGCCTGACATTAAAGGCATAGGTGCGGGGTTCGCGGAAGCAATCAGCCCGCAACCAGTAAGCCGAGTAATACCAAAACGCCCGGGCCAAGGCTACGAGGACTTCTCCAGCCTTACCGTAAACGTAACGGGCGGTTTGGCTACTAGCGCGGAAGTAGGGCAGGCGGTAGTAAACAGTATTCGCGCCTATAACCGATCTGCAGGCCCCGCAAATATTCAGGTGGGCTAGTGGCCACGTCAGTAATTGCCAGCGGTAACTATGAACTATTTATAGACACTGGTTTTATGCTGAACGCGTTTACGCTTGATGACGCAACACGCGGCGTATTAAATAACACTGAGTTTGTGTTAGACGGCTTAACCGAGTTTGCGCCTATGCTGGAATACGCTAAAAACGTTTCGGTAAACCGTGGCCGACGTGAGATCGGTGACCAATTCAGCGCTGGCACAATGTCGTTTACCCTCGACGACACACTAGCCAACGGCATACTAAACCCGCTGTACACGTCTAGCCCGTTCGTAGACCCTGCCGGGCAATTCACGTTGGCGCCTTTGCGTCGAGTATCGCTAGGCCGCTATGACAGCACTAACACGTTTATAACCCTGTTTGTAGGGCAAATAGTGAACTATGATTATTCGTACCAATTGGGCGGGAATAATACAGTTACCGTTTATTGTGCTGATGACTTTTACCTACTAGCGCAAACCAGCCTTGCCGAGTTTAACGTATCCGAGGAACTATCTAGCGCCCGCCTTACCGCTGTACTTGATCTGCCCGAAGTTAATTACCCGGCACTAAGTCGCAACATAAACACTGGCACCCAAACATTGGGCGGCGCCTCGGCCTACACCGTGCCGGAAGGTACCAACGTAAAGGCATACCTAAACCAAATACAGCAGGCCGAACAGGGCCGCGTTTTTATGTCACGAACCGGGGTGCTAAACTTTGACCCGAGGATAGGTAATACCCTTAGCGGCAGCGTTGCAGACTTCCACGATGACGGCACAAACATTCCCTATAACAATTTGGGCATAACCTACAACGCTGATCAAATTGTAAACCGCGCCAGTATCCAACACTTAGGCGCCAGCAACCCCGAGGTAGCCGACGATCTAGCCAGCCAAACCAAATACCTAATACAAACCGTAAGCATTACGGACAGCCTGCTACATAATGACGCAGCCGCCGCCACGCTTGCCAGTTACCTACTTGTAGGCGAACCTGAGGCCACGTTTACAGCAGTGCAAACCGATTACCTAATGCTGACCACGGCCCAGCGCGAAACCCTAGCCCTAGTAGATATTGGCGACACCATCACGATTACCAACACTATTGCTGGCGGCCAAGTGGCCCAAGAGTTAAGCGTCGAGGGTGTAGAACATAGGCTTGATTTTGTTACAGGTCACCGGGTCACTTACTACACGGCGCCTACCGTGATCGTTTATGAGTTCATACTCAACGATCCAATTTATGGCAAACTAGACATACAAGACCCGCAACCCGTTTTAGGATAAAGTACCCAATATGGCAACTACCCCGTACCCGTTCGTTAGTGGCGCTGTACTTACAGCCTCGCAACTAAACTCAACATTTAACGTACCTGTAAACACACAAACCGCTAGTTACGTGCTGGTTGCTAGCGACGCTGGTAAGCGCGTACAAATGAACGCTGCCGGGGCAACCACGATTACGGTAAACACTTCACTATTTAACGCGGGCGATAACCTTTTCATTCAGAACATTGGCGCTGGCACTTGCACGATTACGGCTGGCACAGCAACGGTTACAACCGCTGGCAGTTTAGCGTTGGCACAATGGGGGGGTGGCACGCTTTATTTTACTAGTGCTAGTGCTGCTATTTTTTTTAGCGGTGGCGCACCCGGGCGAACTATTGATTATCTAGTAATAGCAGGTGGTGGCGGTGGCGGATCAGCCAATGTCGGCGGAGGCGGTGGTGCTGGCGGATTTATTCGCGGCTATGTCGCAGTAGCAGACATCACACTTGGAACGAACTACACAACAACTGTCGGCGCAGGTGGCGCAGCAGCCACAAACGGAAGCAACAGCGTTGCATTAGGACTTACTGCTGTTGGTGGTGGTGCTGGCGGTGGGTCAGGCGTTGCAGGCGCTAACGGTGGGTCAGGCGGCGGCGGCGGAGAGTTAACAGCCGCAGGCGGTGCAGCGACAACAAATCAGGGCTTTGCAGGCGGTTCTAATACAAATGCAGGTACGGGTGGCGGTGGTGGTGGTGGTAGTGCAGTCGGTGGAACAGGTAATGGCACTACCGCAGGTAACGGCGGTGCAGGATTTAGCGATTCGATTACTGGTTCATCTGTAGCGCGTTGTGGTGGCGGCGGTGGTGGTGCTGCATCACCTAAACCAGCAGGCACAGCAACAGCAGGTGGCGGTGCAGGTTCTAATACGACAACCCCAGCAGGTACAGCAGGCACGGCAAACACGGGTGGCGGCGGCGGTGGCGGCGGCTTTAGCGGTTCGGCAGGTACAGGTGGCGCAGGCGGGTCAGGCGTTGTTATTTACTCTTACCCAACCAACATCACCATCACAATTGGCGCAGGCCTAACGGGAACTACAACCACAGTGGGCGCAACAAAAGTAACAACCATCACAGCAGGCACGGGGAATGTTCAATGGAACTAGTCGGATATTACGCAGAACTAGACGCAAACAACATTGTTACACAAGTCATCACTGGCGTACCAGAGACCGAACTAATTGAAGGCCTGCCAGCAGCCGAGTGGTACAGCAACTTTACTGGCGTAACTTGTGTGCCGACTTACATGAACGCACCAAACAAAACTTACGCAGGCATTGGCTTCATCTATAACCCTGTAACACAAGATTTCAGCGAACCAACCGAGGCGTAATGCGATGGGCAAAGTACGCGGCGCTGCTCTTTATGGTTGCAGTAGTGGCGGCGGTGCTTAATGGCTGCACAATTTCTAAACAAAATACTACCTACCAATGCTTTACAAAGGCGGCGTGCGACAATGATTAAAACACCTGAACAGCAACACGCAGCGCTAATAGTTTTCGTGGGCCGCCTAATGGCAGTGTGCTTTACTTTTACTGTTATGGCATTTATTTACGGCGTGCTGTTTGTAGATCAGCCAATGGAACAGGCACCGACAGACGCACAACTAATAGACCTGCTATCCACGTTGCTAGTGTTTTTAACTGGCACACTGTCGGGCCTTGTAGCGTCTAACGGACTGAAAAGCAAAACCCCGCCAACTGAATAATGGCTATACCACCAATTAAAAAACTGGTACTGCCTGCCTCACTGCAACACGTTAAGCCGGGCGAACTACCGCCTAGCCTGCTGATCGAGGTTAAACCGTTCGGCAAACTGCACCCGCTGGCCGCTAACGCTTACAACGCTGTTAGGGCTGCCGCGTTCGCTGCAGGTATAAAACAATTTAAGCCAATTAGCGCAGGCGATACTTACCGCAGTGTTAGTTTGCAGCGCCAAGGTTTCTTAGCGCGCTACACACTCGACGTAATACCCGGGCAAAAGCCCCGCGTATACGAAGGCAAAAACTATTACCTGAAACCCGGCAACGCACCAATGGCAGTACCCGGCACAAGCCGCCATAACTTAGGTTTGGCCTGTGACTATGCAAACATGGCTGGCGCCACGTTCGAGTTTATGTGCGAAC